GTGAAAGCATAGTCAATCTCTTCACCACTGGTCGCGGGCTGGTCTTCCGCGGGTGGCGTGCTACTGCCGGTCTCCGGCTGCTGGTCGCCAGTCACCGATGCATCGGTGGCGCTGGCCGTCGTAGATGGCTCGCCTGCGGTGATCTCTGCGGCGGTCATCAACGTCTCTGGTGTCGTTTCGTTACTCATCGTCAGCCCTCAGTAGGTTTGGCACTTCTTCGCGCGCGTAGGTCCAGGCCTGGCGCAAGATATGCAGCCCAATGGCGCGCTGGCCTTCGCGGTAAAAGGTCTCGCTGCTGCCTGTAAAACTGGATCGCGCCACGCCAGACACGTCCAACAGCTCCCTCACAATGCGCCGGCCTCGCTTGCTGGCGAGGAGCCAGGACCAATCTTCAGCCTCTGCACGACGCTCCATAGCCGCCGTGTGCCTGCGATCATTTTCGCGGGCCTGGGCGCTTTGGATGTCGAAGGGGTCGAAGTCGGTCATTTGTGTTAACGCTTTGTTTTCGGTTTACTCTTCCCGGCTTTGGACAAAGCAATGGCAACCGCTTGCTTTTGTGGGCGACCTTCCTTTACCAACGTCGAAACATTAGCGCTTACCGTTGCCTTGGATGAACCGCGCTTAAGAGGCATTGTCGCCGTCCCCCATGCGCAAAAGCTGAAGCTTAGCCCGCTCCAACAGCCACACGACTTCCGCGCCGTTGGCTTCGGACGATGCGAAGTACTCTTCGCCGTCGTGCGTGTAGCCAATGATGACCACATCGCTCAGCTTGCCAAAAGCGGCTTCCAGCACGCGCTCGGGGTTAAGCGATAGGCGGGTGACAATGGGGGCGTCGATGACGTTGGTCATTCTGTTGGCTCCATCCAGTAAGCGCCAAGCACGCTGCGGGCTTCGGTTTCATCAGCAAACTTGAGGAACACCGTCTCCGCCCCCGCAAACACTCTGCGCGGGAGCGTAGGCGTCACCACGTAAAGTGCAAGCTCTGCGGTGTAGACCTGGGGCGCGACGTTGAGGTGATAGCCGGGCTCGTAGCCAAGCAGCGTCTGCATGCCCTCAGCATCGGGTTCGCTCAGGATCGGGATCGGCACCGGGCCGTCAATGAGGGCGGCGTTCCAGGTCATGCCGCCACCGCTGCTGCCGCTTTAAAGCGTGCTGTGATGACTTGCGCAGTGCCCGCGACATAAGTTCCGTCGCCTGCGGGAATGCCTGTAGTCAACACAAACTCGGTGCCGTTGGTCACGCTTGCCACTGTGTCCGCGTGCCACTCTGTCGTTGTGTAGTATGCGCTGTCATACATGTTTGCTTTTTTGACTAGCAGCACGATGTCGCCCGCAAGAATGCTGCCAGTTGACGGCACAGTCACCGTTGTTGACGCGCTGGACGCATTTACGGACAAGGCTTGATTTGTTGTGCTGGTGACATACCAGCCGGGCACGCCACCTGACGCGAAAAACTGGTTCTGGATAAAATCGCCGCGTTGCAAATCGTAAAGCCCATTGGTCGGGGACGAACTGAAAAAGCGATTTGAGTTAATTTGAGAGCCGTCGCTAAAGCTATAAAACGTGTTGTTGGCTGTAATGTCTTTGAATATCCGATCAGCAGCGTTGTTTGAGTTTGTGACGCCAAGCGTAAACAATCCACCGCCATGTGGTGTGTTGCCAATCGTGTTGCCGACAATGGTCGAGCCAAACGAATTGTCAGTAAACCAAATCGCCGCGCCAAGATCGCCCGCCTGATTGGTCGTGTTGCCGTCGAGGATTGTGTTGTTCAGGATTTGGGTTTGCAAGCATACGCCGTTAATCAGGATACCGTTGCGTCCTGATTTTTCTATGCGGTTGCTTTGAATTAGCAAGTTTTTGTGCGGGATAGTAACCGAAAAACCGGTCGCCTGAGACACACCCATTACCTGAAACGCCGCGTTTGTGCTTTCCCGAAGCGTGTTGTTGGAAATGTTGTATTTGCCGTTGCCGCCGCCATCGATGCGAATGTTGTTAAACCCGCCCACAATGACGTTGTCACTAATTTTAACGTCTGGCGCGTTTGCGCTTGTGGGAGGAAAAAAGGAAATTGTTATTGATGATGCCGCAGCATTTGCTGCACGCCTGATCGTGTTGCCAGTGACGACAATTCGACTGTTTTGGTTTTTAGAGTCAATAAGTACTAGCGCGCCTTGTGTAGATGTGTTTGCCTCTGTTTCAAACGTGTTGCCTGTCACCGTGCAAGCCTGCATCTCGTTCAAATAAATAGCGCAAGCTGTTAGGTTGCTTTTGCTGCGAAGCATAAACGTGTTGTTTGAAATCACGCCGCTTGTTGACGCGCCGTCGCCTTCGTAAATTCCGTAGCCCTGACCATCACCGGTTGTGCCGTTTGCAACACTGCTGAAAAAGTCAACAAACGTGCAGCTGTCTACAACACAGTCTTTTGTGTACACCCAATACACGCCGCACGGAAACAACGCAGTAAATTGCCCGGCTGGCGTCGTTTGCTTGAACATGCAATTCGACACAATGCAGCGTGACGTTGTGCTTGCCGCACCGCCAATACCGCCAAGGTACACGGCAAACTCGTTGTTTAAAAACGTGCAGCCTTCAACAAGCACATCAACGCAACCGTTAAGATGCACGGCTTTATTGGCGCACCAGTTTGTGGCTTTCGCTGCCGTTCCGCCGCTCGTGTAAGCACTGTAGCCGGACGTGTCGAATGTCGTGCTGTTGTCCGATATGCGCAATTGAAAGGTCTTTGCTGTCGTGTTCACGTTGCTGACGCGAACAGGCTTGTCGTTGATTTGCGTCATGCCACTGACGCCGGTAATAGTGTACAGATCGCCGTTAACCGGATCATTGCCGGTGTAAGTCACAACGCCAGGATTAGCCTGCGTGATGTTTGTGATGCTCAGGACATTTGTCACATTCTGAGTAAGCTGTCCCTGCACAGTGATGTTTTGCACTTTGACATTTGTACAGCGCCACAGGCTAACAGGCGTACCGTAGCCCTCAAAGTACATATCGCGGATGACGATGTTTGAACGATCTTGCGCCTGAAATGGGTTGTAAAACTCATTTCCACTACTGTCTGGGATTTGACCAAGATAGTTTTTCATGAAAATGCGCGTGGCGTTACCATCGCCATAAATCATAACATTGTCGCAAATTATGTTGTCTGTGCTTACTCCGGAGATCACAGGCGTAAAGCCCCCTACACCTCGCCAGATAACATAATCTCCGGCAGGAATATAAAGAGCACCGCCGTTTGGGGCGAGTGAAGCTAAAGCAGCAGCAAATGCCTGCGCATTATCCGTCACGCCGTCCGCCACTGCGCCAAAATCTTTAACGCTCACTATGTTGCGCAGCTTAATGACGTTGTCGAGCGCCTTGCTAGTCATGACGTAAGTCCTTGAAGTTGCGCGTCGGTAAGAGCAGCGGGGAAGATGGCGGCGCGGCGAAGGTAGCCGAATAAAAATGCCGTACTGCCCACGTCATTGCCAATCCGGATGCGATCTATCGTTGGCACTGTGCCGCTTGTGTCGGTCAAAACTGCGCTTCCGCCTACGCTTTGTGCAAAATCATTCGTACCAATCCGCACTGCTTGGCGGACCGTTGCGCCGACGTTGGCCGTGCCTGCACCAGCGTCCAAATATGCCTGATCTCCGCCGTTTCGGACATACAGCGATGCCGAACGCTGCGTAACACCGCCGGAGTTGTTGCTAATATAAATTTGCTGGCTAACTGTTGTAACAGCAAACGAAAGCGCCGTATTTTGCGATGCTGCATTTCCACCGGGCACATATTCCGCATACGCCGAAAACGGCGCAGGGAAGGTGTAGGGGTTGACCGTCACCTCATCCGCCGCCCGCGTGACCGTGCTGCTTTCGGTGGCGATGTAGGATGAGGCGAAGGCGGCTTCTTCGAGTTGTGCGCCCCAGAGGTAAACGCCGGATGTGCCGTCAGCGTCAAAAACAGCCGCGCGGCTTGAATTAGCCGCTGCAACAACTTGAATGCGAAAATTCACCGAACCCGCCGTAAAAGCTGAATAGGTCGCCGTGCACCGATACCAGCCATTCCCTAACGCGGTGATCGTGGCTGTCGCCCCAGTGACCGTGCCAAGCACGCCGGTTGTAAGGTCGAAGTTCGCAAATTCTGTTCCTCTTTGAGAATTGTTAAACTGAACAAAGCTATAGCCGTTTGCTTTGACAAATACCGACTGCGTGTGCACCGCAGCGGCCACGGTCACGCTTTGGGTTATTTGCTTTAATGACGAGCCTGCCGATGGGGTTACAGTGTCTGCCGTAGTTGTTCCGTCCGGCGCTGTCGTCGCGTTCGCCGTCACTGTTGTGTTGTTTTTTGTCCATCCTGCATCATCAAACTCCTGACTTCTTAGGAACAGATTCGTCCTCGCCCCCTCCACAAGCGCGCCCCGATCCGTCCGGCGCAACACGCCAGACCCAAACGACACCAACCGCCCATCTGACGTCTCGGCATAGCCGCTTGATGCTCGCGTGACCGTCAGCCCCGCGTTTGTCGTCACCACGCCAGCGCGCATGTATGAATTGTCAACGAAGTCCCAAGCGTCGGTCGCGCCGAAGCGATCCAGAGCGCGGATCGTCTGCGACCCCGGCGTGAGCCAACCCCGTTTGGCCCACAATAAACTCACGGCTGCACCACCAAAGTGATTGTTCGCGCGCCGCCCTGATTGACCGGCGTGCCGGCTGTGCCTGACCGGATCTTCAGGAACCGCACACTGACCCAGTCCGCGATATTAAACGCAAGGTAGCGCGAAGCTGCGGCCGTGACGCTGCGCTCGGTCGCACTGTCGTACAGATCGTCGTACGTTACGCCATCAGGCGACGCCTGAAAGGTCAACGACGCGGCCGTCCAGCTTGAAGGCATGTCAATTGCCACGAGCTTGCGCCCGCCAAGATCCACAGCGCCGGACAGACTGCCGCCGTTTTCGATCGTGGCTGTGAGCGTCTCAAGCGCTTGTGAAACGACGGGCGCACCCATGGTTTATTTCCCCTTGCGAGATGGCGCGGGCCTGCGAGGCGTGCGCGGCGGGGTCATTCTTCCGCCTTTGCCGGCGGGCTTGGCGCCGTAGGGTTTCATTCCAGGCATGTTAGGTTCCTCCATAGCCGCTAAAAAGGTTGATGAGATCGGTAGCGGCGTTCTTCTCATCAGTCTTGACCGTGCCAAGCTTAGCAGCTGCATCAGCCTGCATCTGTGCAGCCTGCATCTGTTGGGCTTGGGCTTGGGCCTGAGCGCGTTGCTGGCGGATGATAGCCACGTTCTCGGATGCGACGATAATGTCGGGATCCACGCCAAGCATGTCGCTGTAGCTGTCAGCCCACTTGTCCACGTCGATCTTGTCGATCACTTCAGGGCGCATCTGAGCCACCGCGCCAAGGGCGCCAACGAAGCGATCAACGCCATTGACGCCGATCGCCCGCTGCGCTTGAGCGAGCATGCTGACGAACTCCACGTCAAGCTCCACGCCCTGCAACGCTTCAGGCGGAGGCGGAATAAGATCGGCCTGCACCATGCGAGTAAAGGTTTCGTCGATCAGGGGCTTGAGTAGCTCATTGTGTAAGCGCTCAAGCACGGGGCCTAGCATGAGAAGCTTCTCTTCGTGCCGCTCGGCCACCTCAGTCGCCGTCATGCGGCCTGGAACGGTCGACGCCAGCATGAGGAAGAGATCGGCGTAGAACGCGCCACGGATGCGCTCGCGCACGTCCTGGATGTCAAAAAGCAGATGTTGCAGGTCCAGCTGCACGTTGAACAGCGTGGACACCGCGTTTTGCGCGCCGGGCGCATCGACATAGGTCACGCCGCCAGGCAAATAATCCAGGTCGCGCCCCTTCATGCCAGCCGGCACCTGCAGCGGCGGCTTGGTCTGATAGTCGATGGCATTGGCCTTGCGCAGCTGCTCGTGCTGGAGCTGCTTGATGTCGCCGAGGGCCTCCATGCCGGGGCTGTTGCCGTACACATCGCCGGGCATTTTGTGCCAGCGCGGAGCGAGGCCCGGAAAGCGATCATAGCCGCTTTCGCGCAACACCTTGTCGCCTGCGTCCTCGCGGCCAGGCTCGAAGTAGACGCTGCGCCATGGCTTGTTCTTGCCATCGGCCTTGCGTGCATCGCGATCGCTGCGGGGCTCAATACCGTGGATGATCGGCACCCACGCATCGAGATTGCCTGAGTTGTAGAGCGCCTGGGTCGTGCGTGAGCACTGATCATACCCAAACTCTGCAACCAACTCGGCGACCGTCTTCTCAAACTCGCGGTAAATCGTGTTGACGTTTCCGCGATAATCCGTGGCCAAAGCAAACTCGCCAACGGGGCTTTGGTAATGGTGGATGAGGGCGTCATAGTCATCCATGATGACAGAAGCGCTCGTGCCAAACGCGCCAAGCTCTTCGTAGCAGGCATGGAGCATGAGGTAGGTGTTGCTGCGCGCAAACACGTTCAGCATGCGCCCTTGCGTCTCAGCCAGCCATGACTTGACCGGCGCATAGTCCATCAGGTCTTCATCGGGCAAAGCCAAGCGAAACCATGGCCTAGCAGGCGAGGTCATGCCGCTCATCATGCCGGCTGACAAGATACGCAGGGAGCGTGAAGCCGTGCTGTCAAAGATGGCGTTGTGCTTCTTCGTGCCTTTATTTCTGTCGCTCTTGTAGAACCGCGTCGAGCGAGGAAGCAGATAATCCGACAGCTCGCGCCAATGGGCGATCCAGCTAGACCGCTCGGTCTGAAGCGCCGTCCAGCGGCGCAGCATGTCGGTCTTGGGTATCATGATCCTAGCAGGCTCGTGCGGCCCAACATGCCGCTCGATGTAGGCGCACCCATTGTGCCGGTCAGGAATGTGCCGCCAACTCCACCGCCGCTCATGGCGCGGTTGCGTGCGGCAAGCGCTGCGACGTTGGGGCGCTTCTGGTTAGCGCGGTTGAACTCGCGCTCGGCCTGGCGTTGTTGCATTTCGGCTTGCATCGTTGCTTGGTTAGCGGCGCGCTTCTGTGCCTTAGCAGCTTGCTGGCCTTGATACACAGTAGCACCAGCAGCAGCGGTTGATGCAACGGCGGCAATGACGGGTAAAGCCTGAGCCATCACAGCACCTGATAGTGGATAGTTTCAAACGGATCGTACCCCAAACGCGGCAACATCCGATCAAGGGTTGTACCAGGCTTGGCGTGCCACAGCATCATCTTGACACCTCGCTCTTTGGCGGCCCGCTCAGTCGCCGTGATAAGCCGCATGCCGGTCATGCCGCGCCGGTGTGACTTGCGCACAAAGAGCAAGTCATTCTGGCACATTAGCAAGTCGCCATAGTGCAGGTTAGTGCACACAATGTTAACGCTGTAGCCAACCAAAGTTTCGGCGCCATCGCCATGGATGTCAAACATACCGATAGCAAACAAGTTCCCCGCCGCTTCAAGGGTCTGGTAGCGCTCGACATCGGGCTTAAGCAACATGATATCAGGCACGGTGGCCAACTCGGCATAATGCTCTTCAAGCAGCGGCCAGGCGCGGTCGATCCACTCACTGGCCACAATCTCGCGCGGGATCGCCATTAGACCATATCCAAAGGGTTGTACTCACCACGCGAGCGAGGCCGGGCCAGCTCATCGCGCTGGCGCTCAAAGCGGGTTTTGGCTGCAACGGGTGCGGCAAAGGTCAGGGCCAAAGCGTCGCCAAGGTCGGGTGAGGGAAGCCCGCGCGCCTTGAGGTCATCCTTGCTTTCAAGCACGCGCTTGCCGGTCTGCGTAAAGGCGTAAGTCGGCGCGGCGAGATCCTGCTTAAGCGCCACGTCATCAGGGATCGCGCCGCCCAGTTTGATCCACTCGGCCAACCCGCACCACATCTCGGTGCGCTTGTCTTTGTACGCTTCGTCAATGGGGCGTCCGCCGAACCAGACTTCGGTAACCTCATACTTAAGCTGACGCAGCCGATCGATCACACCAGAGCCATTGCCTGCATCAATGAACACCGCGTCGGGTTGCCACTCGGCGATCTTGGCCGCGACACGCGAGGCCAGGTCCATGTTGTCCACGCCACGCAGCACGATAGGCGGAAAAGCCACCATGCCCTGACGCGGGAAGATGACCGATCGATCATCGCCAAAGCGCGCGGGGTCAACACCAAGAATGCGCGGGGCCCATTGATATTCCGTGATCGCGTAGTGGCGTTGCGTCGCGGCCTGGACGTCAGACAAGCTGATCAGCTGATCCTCGCCTGCCGCGCTGAAGTCGCACAGATACTCGCGGCTGAATGATGTCTCGCTCATGTCGCGGCGCAAGCGCGCGATCTCGTCGGTATCAAGGGCGTCGGTGTCATAGACCGTGTAAAGCGCCGAAGCCCAATCCGGCAGGGTCTTAGCGCGAAAAAACAATTCGCTGAACAAGTTCACGCCAGACGGCGTGCCAATGAACAGCGCCCAACCTTTGCGGTCTGACAGCGCCGGCTGAATAATGTCCTGCCAGACTTCGGGCTTGATCTGCGCCACCTCATCGATGACCACGCCATCAAGGCGCACGCCACGCAAGGCGT